GTTGCTTTAAGTTCTTCCCCAACAGCTCTTTCAATTCTTTGTTGTTGTAAATCCAAACGAACTTCTTCATCTGACCATCCAAATATATGTTTTTTAGCCCATGTTGATGATGTCGCTTGAATACCATTTCCTGGGTCGGCAACTAAATCTTTGTATAATAAAACTTTTTCTTTCCAAACATCAATTTTTAATAAATCCGCCTGTGTTGAAGGATTTGATAACCCTAATGTAAAATTATCTAACTCATCTTCAAACCCAAGTAAAAATAAATGAACTATTGCGATTTTATTTAATTCCGCAATCATACTTTTTTGGATTCTGTTAATAGTTCTAGCAAAACGAATATCTTGTAATGATAAATTTTTACCATCCCCAACTACCTCTTCAAATCCTAAGAATGCCTTGGGAACACGAAGAGCGGTTAATAATTTCTTTTGAATATATTCAATATCCGCAATCTCAGAAAGGTTAGTTGCTCCCGGTAATGTTGTTATAGGGTCCGGTGCAGATGGGTCTCTAACAGGGATAAAATAATCTTGGTCAACAGCCATTTGATTAAACCTCATATCTACGTTACCTGTTTTATTATCCACTACTTGTTCTCTTTTGAATTTGTTTGCAACACGTTGTACATATGCTTCAACATCATCATCGTTCATATTACCTACAAACACTTTAAACATTCTTCTCTCAGGTGCCCTTGATGTACGATAAATCAACATCGCATCCTCAGACAATAATAATTGTTTCCAAATACGTCTTGCTTTTTCTAACATAGACGTACCATAAGGAAGTTTTCGGTCGTCCCCTAATAATCTAAAGTGACCAATCTCCCATGATTGGAATTCCATGTTTTTATTCTTCCAAGTAAAATGAAGTGATTTTTTATCTTTATCTACTTCATGAGTAATATCCGTAGAGATTTTTGCACTAACACCTACTTCATGACGTTCAATTTCAATTGTCGGTAATTGTTGTACTCCAACAATACCTTTCTCAGGGTCTAATTTCAAATAAATAAAGTTATCACCATACTTACAAGTGTTTCTTGTCCACATTGGTAAGTTAGTGTTAATATCAAGTGAGTTATTAAATAAATCGGCCAATACCCCTTTTATTCTTTTTGATTCGGAATAAATTTGTAGAATAAAACCATCTTCATCTGTTGTTGTTGATTCTTCCGCATAGATATCTAACGCGGCTGAAATCTCAGGAGTATACTCCATTGACTCGTAATCGTATTGTGCGGATAACCTTGATGGTTCGTAATAGATTGCTTGGGAATATAAGTTATTCTCAACTTTAGCCCATTGATTTGTTAAGTAATAGGTTTGTTGTGCCTGTAACTTCTCTTTTTCGTATTCTTCTTTACTTTTGGTACGTAATAACTCCTTCTTATCAAACTTAAAAGTTGGATAATCTTGATTTAATAGAGAATTTGGTCCAAATGTTTGGGACAATCTCTGCCATACCGTCATATTATTTTGTTGTTCACTCATGATATAAATTTACTTGTTTCCTCAGTAATATAAATAGTATTACCCACCAAATAACCACCCATACTTTTGGTAATCATCTCTTGTTGGTCCTTGATTAATTGGGTATTGTCTACCCATTTGAGGGACCATTGGGTTAAAGAACTCTGAAGAGTTTTTATTTTCGGTAACAGCCGTAGACCAAGAATTCAACATTGCTCTGGTGTGGTTGGTAACTTTTTCCAATGATTGAAATGATTTTTCCGCAACATATATTGCCATCGCAATACTCATAATACAGTCATCGTGGTGCATTTTTTGATGGTCAGGTCGTCCATTAATGTAAACAAACGTATTCATTTCGTTATAAAGACGACTTGAATAAATTCTAAACTTATGTCTCATTCCCTCTTCAAATGCTGCAATAATCTGAACTCTTTTTGAGTTAAAGTTAATTCCGGGAATTTTTTCATTTATCTTTGGGTCATATTTCCACTTATTGGTTGTATCAACACCATCAACATATAATCCACCCTGATAATTCATTTCTTGTAGTTTTCTTGCGGTTGAAACTCCCATACCACCAGTAATATCCACAACACAATAAGCATTATACATAGTACCCCACTTATACGCAATTTCAGCTAAAATGTCCGGAGGAACTTTTCCAACATATTCTAATACCTGTTCTCTAGTATCAAAATCAATAATCTCAACACTTGAAAAATCTTCAGAATCCCCACGAGATACATCACAACCCATAACATATTTGTGTCCATTTACAGGTTCTTTCCATATCCATAATCCACCACCCATCATTTTTGCTTGTGGTTCTTTAACTTGGTTTTTAGCAATATCTTGCATTAAGTCAGAATCAAATACATTATCCCCGGAACCTAAAAAGTTACATTCTAATTCCTGAGCGACTTTACGTCTATCGTATTTTAATTTTTTCACCATTCCTTCAAACCAAGCTGAACATGGTTTGTACCCATCTTCAATATATTTGGTTACAATAGAATGGTCTCTCTCAAATGGATTGGGCATTGATAGGTCAACAATAACATCATCAAGGTCATACTCTTCTCTATTCAATAAAAAGTGAACTAAATCGTGTGTTTTAACCATATACAAATCTTTTGTATATCGAGGGTCACGGTGCCAAAACATTTCAGAAATTTTAAAATCATTCATATTTCTAAGTGACTGGTCATAAATTTCATAGTAAATTGCGTCATAACCATTTGGTGTGGAAACTACGATTACTTTACCCCCTGTAGATAGGGATGCCATACACGCTGACCAAAAATCTCCGTCAGCCTCAATAAACGCAGCCTCATCAAAGATAAGAATAGTTGGGGTATAACCTCTCAATGCATCTCGAGATGTTGCAACTGCCTTTACTTCACACCCATTTGTTAGTTTAAAATGTCGTTGTGCATTTTTTTCGTTCGAAAAACCTACACCAACCCAACTAGGCCATTGTTCGGTAAAACTTCTAATTTTATTTGCCATTTCCATGGATGTATCCAATTTATTGGCGATGATTAGAATTTTTTCAGGCTTAGTTTTTTTTGCAAATACAAGTTTTTTAGATGCCCAAGCGGCAGTCACAGTAGATACACCTGCCTGTCTGTACTTAAGGGCAATATTTTCATTGTATTTATCGTAATCCTCAATCAAGGATACTTGGTCGGGAAATAAATCTAACGGTACGTATTTTGATACCGTGTTATCGTATGTCTGTAAATAAGTACGAAGTGCGTAGGGTGTATTCCTCATGCACTTCGTTACTTCAATTATTAATTGTTCTTTATTCAAGAGTTATTTTTTTGGTTATTTAGGTCTCGATATACCTAAACTACCCAAGAAATCATCTAATCCGTCATCTTCGTCTTCATCAGAATCAATCCCTTCTTCTTCTTTGTAATCTTCAAATTCTTCTTTCATTTTGATAGCTTCTCTCATAATTTCATCAAATTTTGAGGTTGCTTTCGCCACTTTTGAAGAATCTTCAGAGATTGCGTTTCCGATAATTTCTAAAAACTCTTGAGCTTCAATTTGGTATAACAAAGTATGAAACCAGTTTATCAAACCTTTGTTCTCAGGTTCGTACATTTTATCAGGTAATGCAAACCTTATTCTTTCCACGATTTCCGGACCTATTCTCAACTGCATTGGTTCATTACTTAATGTATCAGTTTGTCCCATAACTCGTTGAGCCATCTCAGGGTCTTTAGGTAATCCGTGTCTACCTTTTGCCTCTTCTAATCCTTTGATTATTTCATGACATAAAATTGGGAAGATTAAACCAAACGCTTTAATTACTGTGTCCGGAGTTTCTTCTCCTTCTTCTCCTTCTTCACCCTCTTCGTCATTATCACCTAATTCAACTTTTCCCGCGATTCCTTGACCTGTTTGACTCATCATTTCAATCATTTGCTCCATACTGAAATATAAGAAATCATTGATTGCCATAATACCTAAATAATCTCTATAGAGAGATGGGTCAATTTCATCAAGTCTTGCTTTAATATCTGGTTTTTGAAAAATATAATGTCCTTTTTTTGCAGCACCTTGAATAATGGCATTGATAATATTTCTCTTATGTTTTTCTAATTCAAAGATTTCGTCTTTAGTTAAATCCTCAATTTCAAAAGACGGAATTTCCATTTCTTCTTCCTCATCTTTCTCTTCTTCATCATCCTCTTCTTCAGGTTTCATTCTAAAGTTAGAGGTATCAATCGGTTCTCTATTTAAATAAGCCTCAATTTTATACCAATCAACAGGTACTTCAGATTCCTCTAATGCTGCCTCAATTGCCAATTCTTCAAGTTCATCTCTATGAGCCGCTTCAATTCTCATAATGTTAGGTAATTTTCTCATCATCTCTTGGTATATCATACCTTGAGTTTGTTGAGAGCTTAAATTTTGAATACCTGTAACATCACTTAATTTCTCAGCAACTTTTTGAAATCGATTACTAACTAATCTTTGAACGTCACCCTCTTTCTTTTTCATCGCAGGATTCTGTGCATATAAACCTTCAGGACTTGCAAGTTTTCTTTCCAAATTTGGGTCCATTCTTTCAGGTCTATCCCCGTAATCTAATTGTTCTTTAATTTTCTTTGCCATTATTATTTTTCTAAGATTTGCATGATTACATCCATAATTTTGTCCTTAGCCTCTTCAGGTGAAGGTCTTTTAGCTTTTGGTGCCGGGTTAACTCCCGGATTTGGATTTTTACCCGGATGACTTGGTCTTGTACCAGGCTTAGTTGTTGGTTTTGTTCTTGTTGG